TTTTCTGCTAATAAAGGATTTAGTTTTACTGGAAATGCCATGACGGCATCTAATGTAGGAATTGAAGTTTATTTTGGCACTCAACCCCCAGCTAATAAATTAATATTTGAAACTTCCCAACAAACTATATGGAATGGTAATTTTGGATCTACAGTTTCAGGATCTCAAAATTTTACAGGATTTGTAAATAAATTGAATACTAATTCTGTTTATTCTAGTGTAATGCAACTTTATTATTCCAATTACTTTGGAAGTCAATCAGGAAGTTTAGTTACTACTTCAAGTTTATTATATGGTTTAGAAGGTCCTCAAAATAATACATTTGCTGAAAATAATAATATTAATATTGGTACTAGTGGATCTAATAATATACCTATTGGAGCTATAAAAAGTCCTCAATATGATAATTATTTATCAAGTACTATTACTCAAACTAGAACAGCATTATTAGGGGAAGATATTATTGTAGCATCAAATCCTAATAATAATTTTATTTCATTAATCTCAATTCCTTCAAAATTATGGGGCAATAATATTGAACCCCAAAGTACAAGTATAAAATATATTTCAAGTGGACTACTTACATACACAGCCCATGATGATGGAAATGGAAATTTATTTGTTTCAGAACCCACAACCCCAATTATTAATCAGTATTGTGGTAATGTAATTTATGAACATGGAAATATAATTATTACTCCTATAAGTTCATCTGCTGGTAATCCATATTCCATCCCATTACAAGAGTTTACTGGGCTTGGTGCCTTGGTATTAAAAGGACAAGATGGTTATAATGGGGTAAATTTATTACAAAACCTTACAGTAGGATTTTCATCATCAGTTACTTTATATGAACATCAATATAAATGTGTTGTAAGAGAAAATGAATTTGGTTACTCTTTAAACCCATCATTACTATCAGGTAGCCAATCAGAAGCACCTCTATTAGGTACAAATTATGTTTATAAAGATTTTGCAACAGGATCATATTTTAGTCCTTATATTACAACAGTAGGATTATATGATAATGATCAAAACTTACTAGCTATTGGAAAATTATCAGTACCTACAAAAGTACCAATGAATGCTGACTTAGAAATTCAAGTAGCATTTGATACAAATTAACTATATTAATAATCTTAAATGATAAACATGCCAACAACCGCTACCTGGATGTACCAGGGAAGGGTTATAACATCAATAGAAGATATGCCTAAAGGAACTTATGGGTTTATTTATGAAGTTAGGTACAAACCTACTGACATAAGGTATATAGGTAAAAAAGTTTTATATTTTGAAAGAAATAAAAAATTAGGTAAAAAAGCACTACAAGCTTTAAAAGAAGAAAGATCTAAACAAGGCCTTAAAGGTCGTACTCCTCTAAAACAAAAAGTAATAACTGAATCTGATTGGAAATATTATTTTGGATCCCAAAAAGAAATATTAGAATTATCAAAAACAGACAATGATGGGAAAAATTGGGAAAAACGTATATTAGAATTTGTACCTAATAAAAAATTGCTTACTTATTATGAAACCAAACATTTATTTTTAAATGAAGTATTAGAAAATAAATATAGTGCCCATATTAATGATAATATTTTAGGTAAATTTTTTTCACGTGACTTTGGAGACACAAAATAACAGTCGTATATTCCCCATATGATAAATGAACTACTTGTAAGCTTAGTAAGTAGAGTATTAGGCGAAGGAAAAATGACTGCTCGTGGCAATAGAGCATTTCACTGTCCCTTATGTAATCATCATAAACCTAAATTAGAAATAAATTTTACAGATAATAAAAAAGGACATCATCCCTGGCATTGTTGGGTTTGCAATGAAAAAGGAAAATATCTAAATACTTTATTTAAAAAAGTAAAAGCATTACCTGAACATTTTTCAGAATTAAAATCATTAGTAAAGACTGGTTATCAAGTTAAAGATGTAGAAGTAATTAAATATGACTTAAAACTACCAGAAGAATTTATTCCTATAACTAATAACAGTAAAAATATAATAGGAAGACAAGCATGGGTTTATTTAAAAAATAGAGGTATAACTGTTGAAGATATTGAAAAATACAATATAGGATATTGTGAATATGGTAGATATTCTAAAATGGTTATTATTCCCTCTTATGATAAGAATGGACAATTAAATTATTATACTGGTAGATCATTTGAAAAAGATCCATATATAAAATATAAAAATCCAGAATCATCAAGAAATATAATACCTAACGAACATTTAATCAATTGGAATTTACCCTTAGTTATATGTGAAGGTATGTTTGATGCTATAGCTATTAAACGTAATGCTATACCTTTATTAGGTAAAAATATACAATCTGAATTAATGAAAAAAATAGTAACATCTACTATTGAAAAAATATATATAGCATTAGACACAGATGCTATGAAACAAGCAATTAAATTTGCTGAAGAATTTATAAATGAAGGAAAAGAAGTTTACTTAATAGATCTTAAAGAAAAAGATCCTAGTGAAATGGGGTTTTATGATTTTACAAAATTAATCCAAAATACATTCCCCTTAACCTCCTACCAATTAATGGAAAGGAAATTACAATCAATATGAAAAAGAGAAATATAAAAAAATCTTATAATAGGATTTTAGAAATTAGTGAGGATTCAAAACAAATTACCTTACCAGATGCTAGATATTATAGAAGAAATGGAAAATACTATCCTTCAATAACGTATGTTTTAAGTTATTATCCTAAAGGAAGACACTTTCAGGATTGGCTTAAAAAAGTAGGATACTCAGCTGATTGGATTGTTAAAAAAGCAGGAGAAGAAGGTACACAAGTACATGAAATGATTGAAGATTATTTAAATGGAAAAGAATTACAATTTTTGTCAAATGGTATTCCAATGTATAATCCTGATGTTTGGCAAATGTTTTTACGTTTTGTAGACTTTTGGGAAACATATAATCCTACATTAGTGGAAGCAGAAGTCCACCTATTTTCAGATGAAATTAAAGTAGCAGGTACTTGTGATTTAGTGTGTGAAATAGAAATTGATGGTAAAACTGAAATGTGGATTATAGATTTTAAAACATCAAACCATCTTCAAACTACTTATGACTTACAAGGAGCTATTTATGGTAAATGTTATGAAGAATGTTATGGTAAAACAGTAGATAGAGTAGGTATATTATGGCTTAAGTCTAAATCTAGAGGAGAAGATAAAAGTGGCAAAAGAATTAAAGGTAAAGGTTGGGAAATGTATGAATCTAAACGTACACAAGAAGAAAATATAGATATTTTTAATACTGTTAAAAAGTTATTTGATTTAGAAAATCCTAAACATTCACCTAAATTCACAGAATTTAAAACTACAGCTAAAAGGAACTTATAATATTTATAATAAAAATATATGATAAGTTTAATTAAAATTTTAAATGAAGCTGTTGGTAAACCCAAAGCTATTATATTAGCAGGTGCACCTGGAGCAGGTAAAGGATTTATTTTAAGAGGATTAGATCTTTCAGGATTAGCCACATATAATTTAGATTTAGATTTTGTTCCCCTATTAAAGAAAGCAGGTGTAAGTTTAGATTTGAAAAATGCTACACCTGAAGAAAGAAGCCAATCAGCTAAATTAATGAGACAGGCAACATCTAAATTAAAAGATGAAGATTTACCTAAAGCAATAGCTAATAGAGAATCATTTATATTAGATGGAACAGCAGCATCAAGTAAAGCTACTCTTAAATTAAAAGATGAATTAGAAAAAGCAGGATATGAAGTATTTATGCTTTATGTTTATACAGATTTAGAACGCTCATTAAAACAAAATCAAGATAGATTTGATAAATCTGGGGGTGAAGATAGAAGTTTAGCTCCTGCTATTGTAATGAGTACATGGAATGATGTTACTAAAAATTATGACGAATATAAAGATGCTTTTGGTAATAATTTTGTATCTGTTTCAAATTTATTAAAAGATGAAAAATTAAAAGATTTAGAATCAATAGTAAAAAAATATTTAGATCCCTTTAAACCACAAGGAACAAAACCAAAAGATGCTAAAGCACAAGCTAGATCAGATAAAAGAAAAGCTGAGATAAATGCGCAAATTAAATCTCTATTAGCTGATGATGGAGTAAAAAACATAATAGATAATTCAGTATCAGCTGAAGAAGCACAATCAAAAATAAAACAATTTTTAGGTAAATGAACCATTTAACAAGATCTTTATTAGAAGG